TTATTTTCCCTTTTTCTTTTCTGCTTCTACTGCTCTTACCCATTCCTTGAAACTTCCAACATTACCGCACTTTCTACATTCATAATGACCTTTTTCAAGTATTAAATCATCACTTCCACATTCAGCACACTTTCCATTCGCTTCTTTCATCATTTTCAATCCTTTCTATAATTTATTAATTGATTTATCAAACTTTTTACATACCACATAGTTAATATAAAACCCCTGATTTAATGAGCTTTTTTAATCTGTTCTCTTGTGTATTTTCTATGTAAAAATTTATTTTTTTCTAAATGTTCCCTTTGTTCTTTTTGCCAAAAATTAATTTTAGCTTGTGAATAGTCTTTTCTATTATCATTTAAAGAAACTGACTTTCTTCTTTTCCATGTTCTTATTTGTCGTTCTATTGCTCTTTGTCTTTGTTGTGCTTCATATGCTATTTGTTGAGCTTTATTATATCCATGCTCGTCTATAAGCTTTTGTTCGTATGGATTAACCCTTGGCAGCTCTTCTGGTGTTATACATTCGAAAAATGCGGATACATCATGTACACAATTGCAATGAAAAAGACCATTTCTTATTGCATCATCAATACTTTCATATTTATTACTTTTCCCATCAATAGAGAGCGTTACACCTTCATATGGTATACACATTTGACAAGCTCTAAAATGACTAGATACTATTACTAAATTATAATCATTTTGCATTAATCTATTTAAATTAGCTTGAAGTCCACATCTAGCGGTAACAGTTCGGCCAACTGTTTCACAATAAGAATCAATACTATATCTAGCCCCATTTTTATATGTAATAGTTTGAAGTCCTCGCTTCGCAAAGTCATCCAACATAGCTTGCGAAAATTTACGCCTTGTGAAAATGTCTGCTTCACTATAAAAATTTTCACCTGACATAATTGAAACTTTTTTAAATATATCATTCGAAGCTCTTAATATTTGAAATTGCTGTCCATCTAAACTGTAATAAGCTGCCTGTCTAAACACTCCAAAAAATGTTTTATGGTCTGCATACTTTCCAGAAAACAACATACTAATTTGTCCAGATAATTCAGGAATACCGGGCGGTGGGGGGAATTTCTTTAATAAAAGTCTGCCATCTGATATTTTAGAAGTTATGGCAACACTTTTTCCAGCTGCTTTTATTGTATTTTCAGCATCATGAATTCCTTTAAAATAATCTTCGGCTAAGTCATTATTCGCCCATAGCTTCCATTTTTTATCAAAATTAGAAGCTATTATTTTTATATTTCTTTCATATATCTTTCTATATTTAATTATATTTTTGGGGTCTTTTATAATTACTTTATGTAACTTTACTAATTCTTCACTTACTAATAATACAACTTGTTGAGCATCATATATAAGTATATCCCCATATTTATCATAATTTTGCTGATTCAATTCATTTTCCCTTCTTTTTCACATTTAAAAAAATATTCTGAATTTTTACATCCAACAATTTTCATATAACTATTCGCTACGGTTAAAAATAATGTTGCCTTACTTATAACATTGTTATCATAAGACATTTCTTTGTTTGAATCTAAAATTCTTTTTCCGATTTTAAATTCATTACATAATAAGTCATAGCCTTTTATATAATAAGAATAACCTTCTATTAGTAAATTATGTGATTCTTTGTAGTTTTCTGGAACTGTCATTGCTTTAAATTCATCAGATATCTTTGTCATTTTATTTAATATCGGTCTATAATTTGGTACTTTCATCTTTGCAACATTTTCTGAATCACTTAACGCAATAGCTGCCTCATTTGATAATTGATATATTTTAAATCTATAATTGGCCTCATTTTCAGTTTCCCATTTAAATCTTATAAACTCGTATTTCCCATTCATATTCTCAGCTCCTTATAATAATATTATTATTATACTTTATTCTATTTTAATAAACAAGGTATAATAATAATTATTATATTACCTATTCTTTTTTATTATCATCATTTTTATTATCATCATTATTATTATCATTGTTATTATTATCATTGTTATTCCCTGTAAATAAGATATCAGGAGTTGTCCCATTTTCTTTTAATATCTTATCTACTTCTTCCAATATTGAAGATTCTTCCCAATCTGGATGCTGTAAAGCTACTTTTGTAAATGTGGAAATAGCTCTAGCTTGGTCTAGATTTCTTATAACCTCGGATAATTCTTTTTGGTCAGTTATAATTGAGTCTTGTAAATCAATAGCAATTTCTTCTAACTGATAAGATGTATTTAAATTAGAAGCTATGTCGATTTTTTGCATTTGATTAATTAGTTCCTTTATTGCAGGTGTCCAATATCTACTTTTCTTTTCTCTAGTTAATTGACTTTTATGTTCTAATATCTTTAAAGCAGTACCAGAAGCAACATTCCCAAAGTCACCTAATCCAAAAGTTTGTGGACTATATCCAGATTGTGTAATTATTTGAAAGAATAGTTGTTCGCAAGTTAATTTATGTTCTTCAACTCGTAATTCAAATTGAACTTCCTCAATCGGTTTCACACCAGATGCATCACCCATTTTCCAATTTGTTAAATTTAACTTAGTAAAAGCTTTTTGATATTTACTAAATGTATTCAAATAAGATGTTTCCCCAGTCGCTTGATTAGCTGTTTTTGTCAATAGTTCTTCATCTATAAATAATTGGGCCATACCTAGTTCAATATCTCTCATCCAGCTACTCCAAGCAATATCTAATGAATCCATTAATGTTAAACTTACCGAGTAATCATTAATTCCAAGATATGAACCAGGTATTATTTTATTTGGGCGTTGATTTGGAACATATACACAACCAAGACCATTTATATTGTTATATTCTATATTTTCAAGATATAAATTAGCTGTTTCATCAATACTGTTTATGTCTTTTAATTCACCGATTAAATTATTTGTACCTTCATAAAGTTCGTATTCTATTAATAAATTACTTTTGTTTCTACTTCTTTTTTCAAACAGTCTCCAAATCTTTCCATTATCTGTTTTTCTAATTTCTCTAAATGTTATTACTTCCCATAATCTTCCACGCCAAAATTTAGGGAAAAATTGAGATGGAGTCAATACACTTACTAAAGGAAGTTTTAATAAATCAGGCTCAACATCTATTTTTAATAGGCAGCCAGATAATGCAGCTGCCAATTCTGCACCTTCAAGTAATAAATTTTCAAATCCATTTTCAGCTATAAAAGAATTTATTCTTTGTCCCCCCATAGTATCTTTTTTATATTTAAACTGTGGTAGTTCACTAAATAATAAATTTGCCGAAGTACCTGCAATATCATCAGCAGCTGGAAGATGAACTAAACCTTCAAAATCTTTAATTCTCGCCCACATTTTCGCTTGGGCGATTATATCTCCTACAGCTGTAATATTATAGTATTCATATAAGTGAGCTGGTTCTCCTGAGTACCATGCTCCCCATTCATCATATTTATTAAACCAAAATGACCATTCATCTGGCGGAAATTTAGTTTTCGATGCAAAAAAAGACATATCAATTCTCCTTTTTATTAATTTTATTTTTTAGTTTGCCAGCTATATATTTTATATCCTTTTCTAGCAAATTCATTCCAGTAAACAACATAAAAAGTTGCCTGTCCTACTTGTTCTTTATTTGTTCCGTTAACAGCTGAATATCCTTTATCAATATATTCAATTATATCTTTAGTTTTTGCAATTGCACATGTCATCAAATTATTATTGCTCTTACGTATATAAGCATGTACAGTATAAAAAGGATATAAATAACCATTTTTAATTGCATATTTTCTTTTTTCAAATTCTGTTAATACTCCTGATTCTCTTTGTTTTCTTATTGTAAAAGTATTAAATGATTTGGCATTTGGAAACTTAATATCATCGATAATCTGAATTCTACTTGCAATTCCTCGCAATCCTCTTTCAAAATCAATATGCCAAGAATCAATTCCACTTAATTGGTCTAGTATTAATTTCATTTTATCAGTAGTTTGACCTTCAACAATTAAAAATTCTCCTTTTAATATTTTAGCTATTCTAGGTTTAATTATTTGTTCAAATCGATTACTACTTAATGTTAAATCATTCATAACTGTTTTATTCATTTAATTTACACCCTCTTTTAATTGCAATTTCAACATTTTCTTTATTTATATCGCATCCAAAACCTTTTCTATTTAGCTTATTTGAAGCAATTATAAAAGTTCCAGTACATGTAAATGGGTCTAAAACAATATCGTTTTCTTTAGTTGAATGTCTTATTAATCTTTCTGCTAATTCAAGCGGTTTTTGCCATGTATGATATCTATCCCCTATTCTACCATCAGGAGCATTAATCGATTGAACTGCCCATTGTTCATTAGTAATAGGACAATCAAAATATTTATTTTCAATACCTTTATAAAATAAAATATTTTGATAATTTAATTTATATCTATCTTTAGGGTTATTGCCTAATGTATTTTTATATTCCCATACTAATATTTGTTCTAATCTAATATGTTTTGAAATTTTTGCGTTTAAATAAGCTTTTACTTCATTTGGATATGCTCCAATAAATATATATGCAGCTCCTGTTGGTTTAACTTTTGTTAATGCTTTAAATAACCACTCATTTACAAATTTATCAATATCTTCGATATCTGTTGAGTATGGTGGGTCAGTTAAAAGTAAATCACAGCCATTCATTTTAGATAACCAAGTTGAATATGATTCATTGTAGATAATCGGCTTATTGTCTTCGATTACCTGATTAGTTTGTTTTAGTATTTGCTGTTTCTTTGATTCCAAATCTTTCTTCTTTTTCTCTTTGTTAATTTCTCGCTTAGTTGTCTCTCCCTTTAAAATCTTTTCGGCTACCTCTGGATTATCTTCAACAAATTTACCATCTCTTCTAATTGTTTTTTCTGATACTTTGTATTTTTCGCCTAATTTTTCAGCTGTTTTTAACTTGTGGTCAACTTGACCACAAGTTAAATCACTTCTTTTTCCCTGTTCTGTGCTTAGATTATATAATTTTCCCCTTATAATGCTCATTTGATCAGGATTTAAGTTTCTTCTACTTAACTGGTTCATAAGTATCCATTCAACAACAGTAGACCTGCTATCGAAAGGCAGCTCTTTGGTATCATATAACAGTCCATGCCTACAAGCTATTTCATATCTATTATGGCCATCAATTATAATACCTTGCCATGTTTTTATACTATCCTGAATACCTCTTTCAAGGCAGCTCTGTTCAAGTCCTGTAAATTCTTCATGAGTTAATGCTGGTATTAAATTTTTAAATTCATTATCTATTTTCATATATTCCTCCAAATAAAAAAGTTTTACATATGCCAAAGTTCCCGCCTCGACATATATAAAACTTTATTGTATTTTCATACAATATGCATAGGGCGGGAATCAATGCATATTGTATGTTGATTATATTATAACATTGATTCCCATATAATCAATATATTTTAATTATTTAATTATGTAAATATCATCAACTAGACCTGCTAAAATTTCTAAAATATCATCTGGTGTTTGTTGTGCCCCATTAATAACATTTCCCTTACAAGTGAAATCAGATGTTGTTAAAATTGATAGGGCTGCTAATAAATATTTTCCTTCTACTTCATAAGTATTTAATGATTTCATATTAAATGATGGCTGAGGTTGTGTCCATGATCTAAACTTTTCTATTTTATCAATTAACCCATATGTATTTCCATTAAAATTTATACATCTATCATCAATAGTTAGATATGCAGCTGGTTTCGTTGCTGTAATATCATTATAATTTATATTGTATTTACAGCAATAATCAGCAATACAACAACGTCCATTGGGATTGCTGCATCTACTTGAATAAATAATTATTTCATAACCTTTATCAATTAAATTATCAATAGTTTCTTTGATTCCCTTAACTGGCAAGTCATTCGCAACATTGACTCCCTGCCATCCACTTGTATAACTATGTATTACTCCATCAAAATCAAAACATAATTTTTTCATAATATTCTCCTTGAATTTTATTTTTTATTTTCTAAACTATCAGCATATATTCCCAATAATCTAAATTTACTAGCTGCCCAAGCGATAAGACTATCTGGATAATGGTCATCTATTTTATCAATTGTTTGTAAATCTACATTTTTATAATGATATTTCTTCATTTTATCCTGGCACTCTTTATCTGATATATTCATTAGATTTCTTTCTAATAAATATCTTAATACATTGATTCCTACATTTTTCCACTTATTAAATGCTATAGGCACTAATTGTGTCCCTGTTCTTTTAGCTAGTAATGTCTTTTGTAATGTTATATTGCTATCTTTGGGATTACTGTCTGCATAAATTGTGACTATTTTTCTATCAATACATATATCAGCTATTAATCGACATCTTTCAGTTAATTCCACATATTCAAATGGATGGGATTCTATATTTTTATATATTTCTCTAGTATCTTGGATATTATTAACTACAGTACATGTATATCCCCAGTCAATTCCTGCCTCTGTAATTAAGTTATTATCGAATCTATCTTTCATCCCCCTTCTATAAGCTCTATCTATAGATTGAAAATCAAAAATAGTATCTCCCAATTTAGGTCTTTTTAATTCGTATTCAGCTTCCCACATTGCTTTAGTGGTCTGCTTTTTACGTCTTTCAATCTCTGGAATAGTCCAAAATCCTCGTGGCTCCATTACTTCATTAACACACCAAGGATATAACTTCGCTCCAATATTTTCTCTATCATCTATTAATTCAGACATTAGACCAAAGGCATTATGCAATGTTGAACTAATTATAATATTATCACTTATTCCAAAATTAGTTTTAGGCTGTCCCATTGCTGCATCATAAATTACTTTATCCATTTCATCAACTTCGTCTAATCGCAATTTCTGAGGATGAGGCCCACGAACTGATTTTGTGGATGCTGCGAGAGCATTAATCCATGACCCATTACTAAGTCTGAATCCACGTCCTCCAACATCTTTATTGCCTAATAAACTATTAGCTATTGGACCAGTAATATATTCAAAACTATTGCAATTTTTATAATTTTCAAAATCATTGACATCGGTAACTTGAAGACGAAATTCCAATCTATCTACTGATGGCAGCTGTTTCCATGTTTCCCATATTTGCTTTAAATATACAACCGCTCTCGTTGACTGTTCAAGTGAACCTCCTAAAATATTTGTACCACAATGAGGTTTAAATACTGCTTCTAAGAATGAAAGTAATGATAAATCATATGTTTTACCAGTTCCACGCATAGCATACCAAATTGAATAATCGTCCAATTCTGCATAAGCTGCCCACATTGCATCAAGTGGTGAGGCATGCCCATTTTCTATGCAATATTTATCGTTTGACGCTGGATAAGGAAATCTAACATTAAATACTACCGCACAATATAAAGCGAGATGTTCCTTAGATTTTGGAGCAATACATTCAAATGAATCCCCAAGGTCTTGAACATTTAAAATTTTATGATTTTTCATCTTTTTCTAATTCTTTCTTTTTATTTTCTTCAATTTTTTTGCTTACATTTGGATATAAGACATCAAAAGCTTTTTTGATTAAATCATTTGAATATCTTTCTTTCAAATCATTGATTCCATCAATAGCATCGTTCAACTTTTCATCGACTGCTTTGTCTGCTCTTGTGAAGTCTTCAGGAGCTAAGTTACATAATGCGAACATTAACAATGATGGAACTCCTCTTGCCTTCTTTTTAGTTATAGTTTTCTTTATTTTCTTGGGTTTTACTTTTCTATTATTTTCTTTTTCTTTTTCTTCATCTGTATTGACTTCCATATATTCTTGAACTTCGCTATAATCGTATCCAATAGCTTCTTGCCATAAAGATTTCTTTAAATTAGCGACTAACTTCTCCTTCGAAGCTCTGAGAGCTGCCGAGAGTGCCTGTTCCCGGTCTCTATACTTTCTAAATGTCGAATATGCAATATGTAATTTTACCGATATTTGCCTTTCAGTAAATCCAGCTTCTCGCCAACTTGTTATAAGTTCCAAATTGGGTTCTACATGTGAATGATATTTATCATTTGGCAAAAAATCACTTCCTTTTCAAGAAATTAAAATAATTTCTTATATTTTTCGTCAACTATGCGTGGAACCGCATGTTTCCAAAATATTTTATGATGTATTCTCCTTTCTATATGTCCCATTCTAGATATCTTTACACATGAAGGAGCGAACATAACAGTATAAAAACTTTTGACATATGTTCCATTTTCTAAGTATATATCAGTCATTCCCCCATCATTTGATTGTGTACTTATTTGTCCCACACTTAAACAACTTATAGTAAAGAATAGTTGTCCTAATTGACCTAATCTAACATATGTATTAACATCTTCATTAACTCTGCCCATGAATTGAAATGGCCTATCTATGCTACATAATAATGTATTCATTGCTTTTCTTTTCATCATTATATTTTTACCAAGAACATTTCCGGTCCCACCGATAAAATCTCCATCTTGAGCCATTGCAAGACAAGATATATTTTTACATCGTTTAAATAAAACTAACATTGCTGCAAATACTTCGTCCAAGCTTTTATTTAAATGTATATGTTTAAATATACCCTCTTTTGTAAATCTAAGGCCAAAATTCGTATAATCATCGTCTAGCTGCATAAAATATTTTATGTTTAATTCTTTAGCTAATTGAAAACAATAATTTCGAGCATAAACTATTGTCTTTCTATTTTCAAAATTATCTGCCTCATCAAATGTTTTAGAAATAGCTAGCTTGTCAAACATCTTAACCTTATCGCCATATTTATCGTAATACTCGTTGCTTGTTTTATCTTCATTATCTATCACAATATACCATTTACCTGTATATTTTAATCGTTCTAATGTATGCAGAGTATGTATATTATTGGCCCTTCCATGAGATAATATAAAAATACAAAAATTATTCAATATCTTCAAAATTAATCTCCTCATCTTCATATATATTTTTGCCAAATTCGGCCAGACCATATTCAATAGCTTTATCATAGTCAATTATGATTAATGCTAGTTTTTCCATAAATTGCTGTATTTCTTTATCACTATGACAATAAAATTCAGCAATATTTTCATAATTAAAATTTATAAATCTATATGCAGAAAATATTAAAAAGTCTTTTGTTTTTTTATCAATTTTACTTTTCTTTATTTCATTTATTAATTTTGCAGCTTTTTTCGTATCCATTAATTCTTCAATTTCTGGAGCTTTATCTTTCTTAGCTTCATACAAAGGAGCTTTTATTTTTTCTGTATAACTATCAGTATGATTATCAGTTCCATTATTATTATTATTATTATTGCTACTTCCACTATTATTGATATTACTAAAATCTTTCATGATATTTTCAAATTCAGTATTATCAAAACCAGTAAAATTAAAAAGTTCTTCATTTTCAATTTTAATTTCATTTAATAAACTGCCTAACTTTTCAAAATTCCAATCCCCATCTATTTTATTCAATGCAATATTTAAAGCTTTTAACTCCTTTTCATTAGTTATATCAATCTGGACAACATCAATTACTTTATATCCTAACTCTTTTAAAACTGGAAGTCTTTGATGTCCCCCAACAATTTTAAAATTCTTGTTTATTATCACTAAATCAATATATCCAAACTTTTGAATACTATTTTTTAAATCTTCATATTTTTTGTCCCCAGGTTTTAATTGAATTCTTGGATTGTATTCAGCTGGTATCAAATCATCAATATTTACTTTTATTATGTCCATTATATTACTTCCTTTCTGAATTAATTCTTTTAATCTTTTCTATTAATGCAGAATTTTCACCACCCAATTTTTGAGCGATTAAATTCAACTCATTATCATTAAGCTTTTCTGATGGAACATACTGCATTCCCCCAGTATAACCGCCATATGATTCTATCTGATATCCAAGATATATTAATGTCGTTTTATAATAATTAATACTTCTTTTCGATGTTACTTCTAAGGCCTTCATTAATTCAGCTGTTTTCATTCTGCCATTTGTTCTCAATAATTGTAACATCTTAAAACAATTTTCTAATTTATTAGTTTTAGTTCCAGTAAATTTATCTTCACTTTTACAAAGTCTATTCAATTCAATCAGCTCCTTTATTCTATTTTAATAATATCATGTTGCATTTATTATGTAAAGAATCGAGTATACATTAATACTCGATTCTTTACAATGTTTTAATAAGTTCTTTTTGTTTTTCTAATACTCAGCTTTCCTCCTTCAGCTCTTTTTTTAAAATTCTCTTTTACTAGTTAATTTTAAGTAATAACGTTGGATATCTTCAACTGTATTGATTTTTTTATCTAATCTAATATTGAAATTATCAAAATAATATACTTCCTTTATTGCGAATTTAAGCCATTTTCTATCAGTATTGATATCAGTTAATATATAAATTGTTCCCTTTTCAGCTGCAACTTTATAACATGCTAATTTCATTGATTCCAGAGTTTTAAGTCTTTCATTTCCTGTATACTTACTTATTGATGATTTATTTTTATTAGAAGTATATCCCCTACCAAATTTGACTTCATAATAAACACAAGTTTCTTGACTAAAGTTCACAAAAAATTTTATAATCATACTGCATTGCCTCCTAAAATTTTATTAAGTGGGAAGGCTTAATCTTCCCACTTTTTAATCAAATTTCTTAATTGTTATAACTCCATTCTCTGTTTTGATATGAAATGTATGTTTACAAGTGTTACAAAAGTATGTTTCAAGTTTCTTTCCATTAATGTCTAATTTTGATAACTTCTCGGTGTTTTTACTTTGGCAGCTTTTTCTAGGACATCTTACTGTTTTCAATGAATATCACCTCCTTTCATTACTTTTCTTTTTCATTGTGAAGTGTTTCGCAGACAGCCTTTTCAAAAGATTTCAATGTAAGTACATACATTTTTCGAGCTGCTTCATTCGCTTCTTTCCAGCTATAACCGGGATATTTTAATAAAATAACTGAGGTCATTTGTTCACAAATAATTTTTGCTTTTTCCATAATACTATTATCTTTATTATCAGTCATATCATTAATGGCAGCTATCATATCAGGACAATTATTGCAATAAGTTAAACTTTTATTTCTATTTATGCAGTTTGTACACTCTGAATATTTTTCTTGTTTTTGCTCCTCTATTTTTTTATCATTTCTATTTTCAAGTATTTCCTTAATATCTGATAAATACATATTTTTAAATTCTTTATAATCGTTACTATCTGGGGAATAGTTACTTAATATTTCTTTTTTCTCTAATTGTCTTTTTCTTATTGCTGCAAGTGTTTTTTCTACTAAATTTGAGCCATGCATACTATTAATTTTTTCCATTCTAGCTTCTTTTGTTACAATTCTAGTTAAGCCATTATCCCAATCTTTTATATTGATAGACTGTTCATTAATTCTAAGAGTTCTCATTTTTTCTCCAATTTCTTTAATATCATAATTAATTCCATAATTATCATTGATTACAGTTACTATTTCATACCATCCAGCATTATTAGCCATATCACCATGATTGTAAAGTACTTGACCAACTTCAAATTTGTTAGTTTTATTTTCTGTGAAAGTTTCTGCTAAAGTTTCAACTTTTTCAATTAAAGATTCTTTTGTTGATTCCCCATTAATAGTAGATTGTAATTCCTCAGCTAAAGTTAAAAATCTTTTAATTTCGCTATATTCAAAAGCAATCATATTTTTTGTTAAGCTTGTTGATAAATGTTTACAACTTGTACTTAAATTCATTTGTTTTCTCATTGTTCCAATACTTGAATGTAAATCAATGACTAGCTTTTTCATTTCTTTGTTTGTTTTGCCTATATTTGCTTCATTTACTATTGCGTAAAATGCTCTTAATGTAATTTTTCCTTTTAAAATCATTTCTTTCTTTGTTAATTTCTTATTCATAGTAGTTCCTCCTAAAATTTAATTAATTAACTTACTAAATACATTGTATCACGTTGCATGTATTATGTAAAGAAGGTGCCATTACAATTATATTACAAATTTAGCCATTAATAAAGAGAGAGAATAGGGCAACTATTTTCTCTCTTTATGTAATTTCATTTATCTTGAAGCTCTTCGTTCATTCTGCTCTTTTATTTTTTGTTCAACATATGAATATCCCATCTTTTTATAGTTCTCACAATCCTCAATTGTAACAATATAAGAGAATACTTTACAATTTTTCTCAGTATGTTTTAATATGAAATCTAAAACCGCTGATTCTTTTACTTTTCTATCACTTATTGTAAGACCTTCTTTTCTTAATCTAAAAATAAAACTTTTTCTTGTTTCTTTTCCATCACTTACTTTTACAATAGTTTCATCATCTACTATACAGATAGCTTTGAAAATTTTTGCTTTTTTTTCTGTCTTGACTACTTTTTTAATTTCCCTATTTTTTGACTTTAAATTCTCTGCATTTTCTATTGCCTCAATTTTTTCTATTTTTTTAATAATTTTCTTTTCTCCTTCAGCTGCTATTTCAGATTTAATTTTTTTGTTAGTATCTAATATTTTTTCCAATACTACATTTAATTTGATTAAATCTGCCAATTGTTTTGTCAATTTTTCATATAAAGCAATTAATCTCTTTTTACTATAATTCTTTTTTAATGATTCAAGTGTGATATTAAAGTTAGTATTTACTTTTATCATTTTAATATTAGTCATTGCAGCTTCCCTTAAACCAACAAGATCAGATGTATTTGCTTCTAGATTTTCTTGACAAGCTGCTTTATTATCTGTCAATCTTTGTGTATTTGCATGTCCCATTTCAATGCCTTTCATAATTTCAGTAATCATCATTTCTCTTTTCATATTCATATTTAACATAGTAGTTCCTCCTAAAAATTTAATTTATTTTCTTACTAAAGCCATTGTATCATGTTGCATGTATTTTGTAAAGAGAAATTAGGAAATTTATTCCTAATTTCCTAATCTTTTATCAAGTTTTGAAATCATTTTATTTTGAAAGTTTACTATTTCATATTTTATTTTTGTTTTTGTTTTGCCATTTTTTACTTCTTTGTTTAATTTGGCATGAAGCTCTTCGACTGTTTTGTATACTACATGATAACTTAGTGTTTCCCCATTAAACATCCATTCTATTGTTTTTTTCTCACTTCTAAATTCTTTTCTAAATTCTTTTATAGTCATATCTGAATCCCCCTAAAAATTTGTTTTTCTTACTAAATCCATTGTATCATGTTGCATGTATTTTGTAAAGAGAGATAGTAAAAAATGGCAAAAAAAATAACAGATATAAAAATTATCTGTTATTTTTTTTATTTTTTATGAAAGGTAACATCTTTCATATCTGAAATAATGACAGGCAATATCAATATATAAGTTACCATTATCATCTTTTCTGACTCCATTATCATCTTTTCCACCTATCAATACATACCATCCAGATGGCGACTCAATAAGAGTTTTACATATATCCATTTTATCAATAGTTCTATCTTTAGAAAAATTAGCAGCTGCATCCGCTGCATAATCATCTGTAGTTTCCTGCCTTGTTATAACTTTACTTATCTGACCATTAAGCAGCATCTTTTTGATATCACCTAGATTTAATTTAGTCTTTTCTATATTTACAGCTTTTGGAATCTTACCAAAAGGAGTAAATACATCTTTTGAATCTAATTCACGAATATATTTTGATAAAACTTCATCGTTGAATTTTACTTTATCAGGATTTATTAAAAATTCATTAAAAGTTAAACCAGAATCATTATAATTTAATATATCAACAGCAAAATTCAAACAACGTTGACTCCTATCAACTTTTGGCCATTCTTTAATAAAAACAAATTCATTGCATTTTTTGCCTCTTACCAATGCATTATGTAAATGTGTTATATGAAAAGAATCGGAATAGTTATGAAAACATACACCAATATCTTTTACATAAATAGTTGAAAACAATGTATATGCCATCTTTTCACTATCTTCCTTATTTTTTACAGTCTCAATTATTTTAATACTCATAGTTATTTCCTCCTAAAAATTTAATTTACTTACAAATATATTGTATCACGTTGCATGTATTATGTAAATATACAATAATATATTCTTTTGATATATTAAATATATAATTATTAGTCTGTAATTATTTACGACTCCCACATATCAATATATTTATTTTAATTTAGATGATTTCATCTTTTTTTTTATCAGTTAATAAAATACTATTATCGATACTTTTAATTAATTGAAACTTTTCTTAAAACAAATCATCATAAATCTATTAAAAATCAGTGAGTGAAACTTTTCAGGTTTCACTCAAAAACAAGGTCAAACATAGTTATATCAACTGATATAAGGAATTCTTGTTTTTGAGTGAAACCTGCTGAAACCTGCCCAAGTTTCAGCTGTATCTATTGATATGACTGCACTTGACCTTGTTTTTTATACTGAAACCTAAAAAAAAAACACAATATATATATATATAAATATTTATGTATACATATGTATATATTACATACATATAATGTATATACGTATACATATGTATACATTACCTCACGCATATATATATAGTATATATATATATAAGTTTCATGGTTTCAATATATATATATATAAGTAATAGATTGATTTATATGAAACCTATATGAAACTTTTGTGAAACCTGACCCTAAAAAAAAGTTTCACTCGTATTTTATAGACTCTTTTCTCTTTAAATGATAAGGTTTTAAAACAGATTAATTTATTTCGCTCAAAAACATGTCTAGAATTGATTTAAATTTCAAAGGTATAATTCTGAGTAAATAATCTAAATAATAAGCTGTGCTTAAAATTTAATGTATAGAAATATATTCTATTGATATTTGTTTGAAGTAGAAGTTTTATTTTATTAGTTATTGATTTTACTTAGTAGTTACATTATAATGATAATACTTAATAATACTACTAGATTGGAGAAATATTTAATATGAACAATTTAATAAAAGTAAAAAAAGATAATCTTTATATATCTACTGATATTCTAGCTAAACAACTAGATAGACAACATAGAGTAGTATATAATTTGGTCAATTCTTACAAAAAACAACTTGAAATGTTGGGGGTTTTACACTTTGAAAATGTTCCAAGTATTGGAAATGATAAAGGTGGTGGTACTAAAAAAATATTTTATCTTAATGAGGAACAATATATTTTTCTTATAAGTAACATGAGAACAAAATCCACTGAATTTGATACAGTTATGCGAAAAAAAATAGAAATATCAAAACAATTTGTTTTAATGAGAAATAAATTAAATTTCAAAGAAATAATACCAGGAGCAGAATTTAAACAAATAGAAAGGACTGAATAATATATGATTTCTTCTGAATTATTTAAGATTGACGAAGAGGAATATAAAGTTTTTTTAACAGAAAAAAACTGTATTATATATCTAAGTCATGAATTAGAATTAATAACAGAATTTCTACCAACAGATAGTATAAAAAGAATAAATACTTCATCAAGAATAAATAAAATACGAGAAGAAATTGAATTAAATTACGGAAAAAAATTAATAATTAAATATACTATGAATGACTTTGTTGTTCCTGATAATTTCTATTTAAAAGCTGATGGATTGTATATCAAGAAAATAATAATAAGAAATAAAAATGAATATATTGACTATGTAAAAATTTGTCCAAAATGGTTATTTGTTGTCGCCGATGTATATTCAAATGAATATGATATTCATCAATATGAAGTTGTTTCGAAAAAACCTTATTTGAAAACATCTAAAATTCAATTATGTGACAAAGATGTTTTATTCAAAAATAGTTTAATCATAACATTTCTATCTAATAAACTCGATGTTCCTGTTGATGACTCATTAAAAGCCGATTATACTAATTATTTTTTTAACTTTGTTCAAGAAAATCAAAATAAATTTATAAAAAAGAATACAGTTCCAACATTAGGCTGGAATGATAATTTTAATCAATTCGCTCCATATAGCAAAGATTTACATATTGATTACAGCAAAGACAGATATAATTATTTTAGAAATTTAATATCTGGATTTAAACCAAAAGGCGATAAAGTTAAGTTTATAAATAAAATGAAAAAGCATGTAGAAAATCCATTCGCTGATTTTGCGGTATCAACTGCTTTTACTGCTCCACTTTTAAAAATATTAGGTGTTAGAAGTTTCTTATTAAATTATTATGGAAAGTCAAAAAATCAGAAAAGTTTATCGGCAAGAATTGGTCTAGCTGCTTTTGGAGATTATCAAAAATTAGAAATGTCTGGAGCTGATACGGTCAATGTTCTTAAAAGTAAAATACATAAAATGCAAAATCATCTATGTTATGTTGATGAAATAATACAAAAGGGAAAAAATGCTCCACAAATAAATGCATATGATATCGGAAATGAAAAAGACCGGCATAGACTAGATAGTAATAGTCAGATAAAAGAATCTAAGTCGTGGAGAACTATTGTATTTTGTACCAGTGAATTAGCAATATCAAAAGATAACGATATGTCAGGAGAAATCAATAGAGCTTTAATTTTTGATGCTGACTGTAGAAATAAATCAATTAAAAATGAAACTGAGATGCATATTTATGCGAGTGATTATTATTCATTTTTAAGTAATAATTATGGTTTACTTGGGGATGAATACATTCAACATATAATCGAAACTGATAATGATGAAATCAGAAATATATATAAAGATATTAGAAATTTACTTCAATCAGTAAATCAAAACGAAAATTTAACTGACCATATTAACTCAATTGCTGCAATATGCACAGGTAATTTTTATTATAGAAAGTTCTTTTTTAATGAAATTGATTATCAATACTCCGTCGAGCTTGCTTTTCAAATATTAAAGAGTCTAAAAACTGTTGAAGAACTTGACCCAAAAATAAAAATGATGGATGAAATTTACAATTTTTATGAAATACATAAAAGTTGTTTTCTTGGTACAGCTGATAGAGTAAAAAGTCCAAGCTCTCCTATTTATGGGAAATATGATGTAGCTAAAAAAGAAATTTATTTCATCCTATCACCTTTAAAAGATTATTTAGAAAGAAGTGGATGGACTTGGGAAGCAAAAAAAGAACTGCAAGAAACTAATTTAATTTCATATGGATTACGTCGTATTGATGGAATAGCCGGAAAAAGAATTATTATACCTGCAGACAGATTATATTTAAAAAATAGTGAATATGAAGATGAGGAAAGAGAATCAATAGTTAATCAAGATAAAGAACCCATTAACATTGAAAATTATAGGAAGGATGATATAAATGGATAATGATAGTTATTTATCAATTGCTTTTGATAAATGTGTGAACGAGACAATTGAACGTATAAGCGGTATGAAAGAAAAAATATATAATAATCTTATTGAGAACGCATGTATGCATTATCAAAGTTTAGAATATTTAAATGAATCAATACATTTTAATCAATTAAAAGAAATATTTAACTCGATAAAAGAAATATCTTTGAATAGAAAGATACCTAGTAAATATTTTAGTTCAAAGAATGATAAGATATTAAAATTGTTACTTGATTTTAGAAATATTTCAGATATGGTTATCGAAGATGTTTTAGAAAATAACGACATTAGTTTGAATGATTTTAAGAAAAAAATTGCAATTGATTTGATGGAAAAAGAATTTAATATTGAATTATCTGAAATTGATTTTGATGATATTCAAAAAAATGAATTGTAATGAAAGGAAGCTGAGATATGAATAAACAAGTTAAAAAAAGTATAACAAAGATATTTGTATTAAAAAATAAATATGAACAAAATATTGAATATTTACTTCATGAACTATATATATTTGAAATAAAATATGGTAATTTAAAAATGTCTAAACGCCTACAAGCTGATTATGTAAGAATTTTATCATATGTATCTATTGAAATCTTATATTATAATGAAATGTGTAAAAAACATAAATTTCCTTTTATAGATTTTCAAATAGTATCTCATATAAAAATATAAATAATAAAGCAGCTGATAAAATTTTATCAGCTGCTTTTGTAAGTAAACATTTAAATTCTAGGAATATACAAATAATAATTCAAATTATTCAAATCAATTCAAACTATAAAATTATTCTCAATGCAATTGTATAATAAATACTATCTAATTACAACTATTAGTTCTATCTTTAATTGATATCCTTACTACCCTCTAATATCACACGTTGTCCTATAAACTCAACGTTCCCGACCAAGATATATATTATATCACTTTTTATAATGATTAATATTTTCAAATCAACTTTATATAAAGACATTTTTGATTTTTATTATATGAATCAGTTGGAATAATCTCTACAATTTCTCTTGTCATAATATCTACATCGGTCTTGTCATCTTCATATCCCATAAAAGCTAATTTATAGATTTCAAAACAATCGCCATTTTTTTTATCTAATCTTATCAATGTTTTATCATCTATATATGGCAGTAAATCTTCAAATGTCATAATAATATCCTCTCTTCATTATTATTTTTACCATGGTTTATAAGGTCCATTTCTATTTCCTGTTCCATCTTTCAATCTCTTTTGAATTGCAGCTTCCTCCGCCGCTGCTTTTTTCTTTGCTTCGGCAACTTTAGTTTTTGCAGTATTCTTTATATTTTGTAAATCAGCTCTTAATTTTTTCACTTCTCCTTCTAATTTTGCTTCCTTACTTTTATCTTTTTTTGCCTCAGCTTTTTTATTTTTTATCTTTTCTTTTATAGCTCCTCCCATCTTGATATATTCATTCGCAACTGAGGATACAGCTTCGCAAGCTCCATTTGCGAATCCATTAACTATATCATCAAAGATTCCTTCGAATCCAATATCTTCTAACCATCCCATATTAACACTTCCTTCATATTATTTTTTAATTTTATTATACTTTTCTCATTTCATTTTCATTATTACAATAAACATAGTTTCTTCCATTTGATTCAATTAAATACATATTATCGAAACCTACTAATTTAATAGTTCCAACAATTTCATTATTGAAATTTCTATCAATTTTTATACCATCTATACTTTTTCCAAATATCATCTTATTATAATCATATGTATTATAATTATGCAGACCTTTTATATATTCATCCGCTGATATAATTATTGAATCACCAACATTAAATTCTTCCTGCGGACCCGCAGTTAAATCAAAATCACTCATTATTTTCTCCTTCAGCTTCATCATTTAATATTTCAGAATAATCTATAATTTTACTATCAATAAGATTATTTTGATTAAAGTTAATAAAGAAATTAAATAAATATAGTAAAACAGCAAGTTTCCATCCATAGTTATAACATATCAATGTATAAATAATTATTCCCATAATAGCAGCTATAACATTATTTATTAATAATCTTCTTTTAACTTTCTTTTCATTAATCATTATTTTCTTCCTTTTCTAAAAAAATTTCTATTCCATCACATATCAAGACTATATATATTTTTGAAACTTTTAAATACAATATTTTTGAATATTCAATTGATAATGATAATTCTTTATTTTCAATATATAAATTAATCTTTCCAAAAGTTCTTTTGCCTATAAAATTATTTCTATTTAAAAATATCTCTACTGTTCTTTTATTCATATCTCAGCACCTTTTAATCAAACGGAGGTTTTATATAGTCTGCTTTATTTATTTCTATAACTTTGACTGCTTCTACTTGATTCAAAAGTATAATAATTATTGGCCCATTTTTAGAATTTTCTCTGAAATCATACCAATTTTGCTCATTTTTAAAACTAGGCATTTTTTCTTCTAAAAATTGATAGATTGTTTGTCCATCAGTATCAATATCTTTACAATATATATTTTTATGAATTATCCCACTTTTCATATAAATATCAATCATTTTTATTTTCCTTTCTATTTTTAATTTTTTTTAAGTATTGGATATCTTTATTGAAAATATACAGACCTTCAGCAAAAATAAATAATATAAGAATTAATATAATTGTTTCATCAGTTAAAAGAAAAAATATTGTCAATAAAGAAAAGCAAACTCCAACTATTATAACTTTTAGAATTAAAAATAATATCATTATTTCTCTTTCATAGAATCATACATAAATTGTATTTGATCTTTCAAATCATTGTTTTTACTATTTAGAAGGTTTACTTCCATTTCAAATGCTTCAATTATATTTTTTTTATCATTTGACAATTTATTAATATATTTGTCTTGTAATCTACAACGATTTAACAAATATATTAAGCAGCATATAGTTAGAATTGATAGAACATTTATAGATATTGACTTTAATAATATTTCCATTTGTCCTCCTTTCAATTAATAGCAGCTCTTTTATATAGCTGCTATTAATTTAGTTTTAATTTATCTCTTTGAATCTTTTAATTTAAACTTTATTAGTTTAAATGCTATAAGACCAACAATTATAAAGCAAAATCCAGTAACTATACTATTTTGTATTGACATTCCAAAAAATCCTAAACCAATCATTCCAGTTTGTGGTAATACCGTTTTATTATACATTTTATTATCTCCATTCAATTTTTATTTTTAATAATGCTAAAGCAGTTCCATAAATATATAATATATTATTCAAAAGACTGTATAAACACATAGGTATCATACTAAATAATATTAAATACATCTTCCAGTCCTTATTTTTAACATATTTACTTCTTATACCTGTGTTTATATAATAAACAACTATGATAGCTACTAACCATACTAAATCAAGGTTATGAACCTTAATTGCTTCAATAGCAAATATTAATTGAAACAACATCAGTAAAAAGTAAAATAACATTTTATTTATATCTAAAGAAGTATATTTTTTATATCCATGTCTAATTAAATCAGCAGCTCCACCTTTTATCCATCGTTTACGTTGTATAAAAAACTCTTTAAATGTTGTAGGTGTATCTGTAAAAGCTTTTATTCTATTACTAGTATTTAATTTATATCCTAATTGTTTAAGTACTAAGGTTAAATCATAATCCTCTGTTATACTATCGACATTATATACAGTGTTACGTTTTTTTATTACATTTTCTAGAGCGATTTTTCTATACATTGAATACATACCGCGACAAACAAATACATTCCCCTGATTCTCAATAAAGCTCGTATCTCCAAAACCATACTCAATATTTTGTAAATACCATAATAAATTTTTATTTTTAGGTTCTATAAGTCCAGCCATTGAACAAACAGCACCTGTTTCGTAATTTCTTGCTAAAAACTTCACCCCCTCTTCAATTGCTTTTCTATGAAGCACCGTATCGGCATCCATTACTAAAACATAATCATTCATATTTTCAAAATAGTAATTAAAAAGTTGATTAAGGGCACCAGCTTTTTTATCTTTGTTGTTAACACTTTTAAAAATTTTAACATCGTAATTATCATCAAAATTATTGATAATTATTTTCTCTGTATTATCAGAGCAATTATCAAGACAACAAATTATATCGATATCCCAATAAGTTTGATTCAATACACTCTGAATTGAATCTTTTATTATCTCCGCCTCATTGTGAGCAGGCAGAATAACTGTTACACCCATGTCATTAATCCTCCTTAATTATTTTTTTAAAAGTTTAACTTTTAGTCCTTTTATTTCAAGTTTTGTTCCTTCAGGAAGTTCTATATTTTTATATTCCTTTTCATACATGCCAGCCTTAGTCCCCATTATTGCATTGATACCACCATCAAACATATTATCACTTATAACATTCCCATTTCCGCTAATAGCTGTTATAGTATAGGTTCCTGACTCAAAATCATCCCCAGCATAATAATTCCCAGATGAAAAAGTATAATCTTTTTTTATTTCTTTTTTTGCAGTTACTTTTGGCTCAACTGAAACTTTGACAATTTCTTTTTTAACTGATTCTTTTACTTTAATATTAGATTCTAACTTATCAATTTTATCTTTTAATTCATCAATTTCGATATTCTTTTTATCAATTTTATTATGCAGATTAGAAATATTATCAATTAATGATACATTGCTAGTATATTCATTTGATGGACTATCAGCGTAAAATATTCCCCATCCTATTGCAGTTATAAAAAAACTTAAAAATCCTATTAACACACCCTTTGCAATACTATTATATTTATTCTTAGCTTCAATCCCTATCAAGACAAAAGGAATTAAACTTAATGCAAAAAAACTTTTTACAAAACTCTTTTTATTTTCTTTGTTATTCTCCATATTAATCATTTTCAATTCTCCTCATTTAAATTTTAACATTATTAAGCTGTTCCAGATGGACAACCTATATTTACATAACATATAGTACAATAAAATTCATTAGTCATATAATTATAAGTTCCATCACTTCTAGCAATAGAATCAGCTGTTGAATTTTCTGCTATTCCTGCCTGAATATATTCATTTATTTCAATTGCTTTTCTTTTACAAATCTTACAAACTGGACTTGTTTTTTTAGCTTCCATATACATTGTTATCTCCTTTCTTATTTCTTTTTAAAAAATCCATCTTTTCTTTTTGCTTTATCTTTTCTCAATTTATTAGCACTTTTCACATTATTTTCAATCAATTTAGTATTATCAATTTGTTTAATGCACTTTCCAAAATATTTATCACATTTTCCATTTTTACGAAAACTACAGCTCTTATCATCACATTTTTGTCCATATTCAGTAGCCATATTAGTTGATTTCTCCTTTCTATGTTTACAATACTATCCACATAATTCATCATCACCTTGTTGCCATTTTCTTGCAGTCATTGACCAATTATATCTATTATCATTATTATGTCTATATTTTTCCCTAAGTCTGTTCATTGCATCAAGTGCCGAAGTCCCTTTTACAAGACCTGAATACGTTGCTGTCATACTTGAGACAGTTACAAAAAAATTTTTTAATAATTCATCATCATTCATAAATTCATATCCTTTCTAATTTATTCTTTAATAATTTCTCTTAAATCAAATAGTTTACCCCAATCAAAATCACTATCATTATCAAGTGCCACTACTTCATCATGCCATATTCTATCAATTTTTTGATTTAATAAGTCTTTTTTAGTTTCAATATTGTTATCATAATATGTTCTCGTCATGTATTCATTAAAACCAACAGCAAATTCACAATCAGGGTCAATGCATGCAAAATCATTATTCGACTCATAGCAGCCGCCCCCACATATAGGACATTTATAATCATTTCTATTTTTAATTGCTATCAACTCTTTTCTATAAATAAAATTATTACAATAATAGATTATAATAAAAGTAATACTTTGTCAATACTTTTATTATATGAAAGTATTACTTTTTATGATATAATGGAAAGAGCTGATAGGAGGTGTATTATGAAGAAAAGAAAAAAAGGAAAAACAAGGGAAATAAAAAATGTACATTCATATAAAATAGAGAATTCAATATATGAAGAGGCAGAAAATATAATAAGAAGAAAGACTGGTCTAGCAGTTGGGACATTTTTAAGAATGTATTTAATAGAATATATACAAAAAAATAAATAAAACTGCTATAATAGCAGTTTTATTTATTTCAATATATTTTAAGAATTTTCTATTATTTTATTCATGTCTATTAAATGATGATTACATAATAATTTTCTTTCTGTATAAGAATACTTTCCAGAATATAGAATAGAATCACCATCAATATCTAAAATATTTTTACATGAATCAATAAGTAAATCTTCATTTTCGAATATAGCTATAATTTGATTATCTGAATCTCTTACTAACACACATGCACCCAATTAAATCACCTCATTCTATTAATAATTTCAACTGATTAAAAAACAAATTTTAGTTTTTACAAGATAATTCATTAATATATCTTATAAAAACTGAACAAATATAATTCGCTGAATCGTTACTATCTCTAAATACTACATATATTCCATGTTTTCTTTTCCAGCTGTTTAAACTTCCCAGAATAGCGTTAGGATGGACTTTATTTCTATAATCATGACTTTCTATTCTTTCAATACTTCCATTTTCAATTAATAAAATAAATATTGACCTTGCTTCTACAGCTCTTTGTATTTCAGCTTTTAATCGTTTACGTTTTATTCCAACAATACATCCAGCTAATTCAGTCAAACAATATTTTCGTTCAATAACTATTTTATTTTCAAATGATAGACCTTTATAAAAAAAAGAATAATCCCCAAAATCTAATTTTTGCTTTTTAATTTTTATGCCATTTGCAATTAATCTTTTTTTTATATGCCATGTTTGTTGTTCTCTGGTATCCTGTATTATATCAAACATATTTTACCTCAAAATAAAAAGTATTCATTAATCAATGGTTTGCGTCCTCTTGATTAATGAATACTTTATAGTTCTTTATATGAACTTTGTTATGGGACGCATACATAACAAAACTCATATTAATTTATTTTAGGATACCAAAGAACTTTTATTTTGTCAATTAATTTATTAATTCATCAATAAAATTTAATACTTTTTTTCTTTCTTCATTTCTAAATTCATTAATGTAAATAATTTCATTATCATTTAATAGTTCTTCAATTGATTTTTTTAAAGCTTTTAATTCAGTAAAATGTATATCAATATCAGTCAAAAATTCTGCTATTAATTCTTTTTTTATATCAATTTCATTAATATCATTAACTTTTTTTAATATAGCACTCATGTTAGAAGTATCAATTGCTTGTAGTTCCTCATGATATTTTAATAACTCTTCTTTAATTTCTTTCTTTTTCTGCATATATTTATTTTTTATATTCATCCTCATTATCTCCTTCAGTATTTTTATTAGTATCTATTAAAAATTTTCGTGCTGCTAAAAATCCTTTGATATCTTTTATATCAGATGTAATTATTTTAAAACATTCTTTTGAATATTTATCGGAAAAGTTATTCATATTTTCAACAGCTATTATATCCGTAATAATAACAAGTGCTTCATTTAATTTTTGCCTAGCATAATCATATCTTTTCATTATATCCTTTTCATGCATGTTATTTCTCCTTTACTTTCTTGATTTCTTTTTTTATAAGTTGAAATTTTTTTTCGCAATTACTACACCAATTATTAGCAGTTAAACAATTACAAATTTTGCATTGATATATTTTTTTATAATCACCATTTAGAAAACTTTGTAATTGCATTTTTGTATAATGATAATTTTTCTTTGTTTCAATATCCCACATAGATATAACTTTATGCCTATAATTTGTTTTACAATATTGAAGTATTCGTCCAGTTCGTTTGTTTGTAACTGTACCATCTGAATCAATCTTATATCTTTTTTTTAATCGATTCAGAATTATATATTTTTTTTCAATCATCATATATCACCAAAGCTTTTTGGCCTTTTTGAGCTAAAATCATAATGAATATATTTCGATGCTTTTTCATTCTGTTCTTTCAAGTTTAAAAATTTATATATACCTGGTCGTCCACAATATTCAAAACAGTGATGTTTGTAATTTTCTAATATCTTTCTTTTAGGCTCAAGCATATTCCAACAATCTAATTTTCTTAATTCATTCAATGATATCCAATTTTCTAGTATTTTTATATAAATTCCATCTAAATTTTTTATTAAATGATCTGCGTAATATATCCACTCTTTATATTTTTTACTATGCTCTGAATTGTTCATATCATTAACCTGATCTTGATATTGAGTGAACACTTTAACAATTAAATATTCGTATAACATTTTAGTAGATACTGTTATTTTCATCATTTAGTCCTCCTTTACTTCCTTTAATTAATATCTTTTAATAAAATTTCTCATTTATTAATTTTTGACTTCTATATTCATCCACTACTTTGAAAAGTTTCTTTTCAGCTTCTACTACTCTCATCCTAGCAATATATTTATAATTTCTGCTAGATGGTGGCTGCCAAATAAACTCTTTATATTTTGATAGATAATATGTAAATTCAACTTCAATAGTTTTTCTATCTATCAAAATATAGGTCATTACTCCTTTTCGCTTTTGACTTATATCTCTTAATGTAACAAACATAATTATTAATCCCTTCTTATAATATTTTTATTTTTTATGTTATAGACTATCATTTTTTTATCTTTTTTATATTCAGCAGCACCTATAATTTTTGAATTATAAATAATATCAGTTAAATGGAATGTTATACATTTTAAATGATTTCTATAATCATTTAATGATTTTTTACCTATTTCAGTTTTATGTATTATAGGCATATTATATGTATCATGAATAGGATAAACTTCTTTTATTTCTATTTCAGTTCTATATGCCTCATAAACAATTTGGGATAAAATAATATTTCTTTTAGCTTCATCATCAATAAAATCTATATTAAAATTAGTATCTCTTAATTGATAAAACATTTCCTTAAATATATCTTTTTTTAATGTATTATATCTTAATAAACCATTAGTTCTTTTTTCAGTTTCTAAAAAATCATTTAAATCTTTTAATCTATCGCATATCTCATTAACTAAACTTCCAATATATTCATTTCTAATCATTGTAAATCCTCCTTTTTTATATATAATATAATCAAAGTATTACTTTGTCAATATTAAGTAATACTTTGACTATATTAATTTATTCAGAATCAAATTCGCAAATTAATCTTTCTTTTAACTTAGTATTTCTTTTTAATAAATTATTTCTTGGAACAATTTTATTAGTTAGTGCTTTATTAGTTAACATTACAACAGTTTGTTTTCCTCTCGTAATTGCTGTGTAAAGTAATCTAGAATCGCAGATAGGTGAATCAGTTGGAATTATTAGTACTATGTATTTAAACTCACTACCTTGTAATTTATGAACTGTTGAGCAATAAGATAATATAAATTCATCTATAATCTCTTTTTCCTTTTTATATGTTACAAATTTTTCTAAATCTTTATAAAATACAGTAAATGTCGTTTTATCAATAATAGTAACTCTTCCAAATTCCCCATTAAATATGCCGTTATCTCTATCATTTTTAGTACACATGACCTTATCGTTAACATCAAATGGGAACCAATCATTTTTATTTTTCTTAGGATTTATTAAATTTTTAATCATTTCATTAATACTTATTACACCTACCTGACCTTTTTTAATTGGAGAAATAAATTGAACTTCTGAAAAGAAAGTATCAATAGAATCATATTTATTTTTTAAGTAATTAAAAAAGTATTCAATACTTTCTAAATATTCTTTAGGAGTAAGAGCTTCTTTTACATAAAAATCGGCTTTTTTAACATAATCAAAATTTTCATTATGTCTTACTTTTGTTGCGATATCTAGTATGTTAGAATCTCCTTTTTGTCTAAATGTCTTTGTTAATGGAAATACATTTAATTTCTTTGATTCAATCATATCATTTAAAACATTTCCCGGTTGTACTGATGGTAACTGGCCTATATCTCCAACAGATATAATTTTGACAAAATCAACAGAACATTCATCCATCTTTTCTAATAAGGCGAACATTAATTCTGTATCTACCATAGACATTTCATCAATTATCATTACTCCATTTCTAGCTGTAAAATGATTAGCAGCATCATTTAAAAATCTATGAATTGTTGTCGCTTCATGACCTGTCGATTGATTCATTCTTCGTGCAGCTTTACCAGTTGGGGCAGTTAAGAAAAGTTTAAATCCTAACTCTTTTAAAATAAATAATACACATTTTAAAAGAGTTGTTTTTCCAGTTCCAGCACTGCCCGGAATAATTACTACAGTATTATTTACAGCTCCTTCTATTGCTACTTTTTGACTTATATCAAATTTTATTTTATTTATTTTCTCAAAATCAGTTATTAAACTGTTGATATCATATTTTTCAAGTCTAGTTTCATCAACTTGTCTATTATTTATTCTTTTTAAATGTAAAGGAATTAATGTTTCTGCTTTAAACATTGATTCGGTGTAAATACAATCATCTTCACAAACTAATCTACCATTATTTTCTATTAATTCAAAATGATTCTCAGTAATACCAGCTTCATTGAGTCTATCAATTAAATCATTTTTTGTAATAAAGCAATTTCCTGTTCTAGTATATTGTTTAACTATGTATTCAGATAAATATTTTAGTCTGTTTTTATCATTTAATTTTATTCCCATCGATAACGCAATTCTATCAGCTTTTTTAAATCCAAAATCACTCATATCAATTAATACATTATATGGATTAGTTTTGAATTCATTCATTCCATCATTTATCATTTCAATTGTTTCGGTAACATCTTTTATTGTTTTAGCAGAGCATTCAGCTCCTATCATCATGTTAATTTCTTTAAATGTCTGCATTTTATCTAATTGCTGTAAGCCCTCTCTAATTAATAAAATAGTTCCAGGTCCAACACCTTTAATTTGAGGATGACTATCATTTCTAAATACATTAATATCATCAACATTATTTACTATTAAATCAGCTTTTGATTCTTTAATTCCTTTAATTGACATCAACAAATTCTTTTGAGCTTCTTTACTATTTGTATTGAATTCTTCAAATTTACAAATGAAACTTTTCTGTCCTTTATATGTTCCCATTTGCCCCGATAATACTTTTTCACCTTTGCATAATGTAAATCCATCTGTTTTAATTGTAAGCTCTTCAAAACTGTTTTTTAATGTGCCTACATAGATATGAAAATCCCCATTATTGTATATTTCATTTCTAACCTCACAACTTATTTTATCCATATTAACCTCCCAAAATTTAATTTGTTTACTAAATACATTGTATCACGTTGCATGTATTATGTAAAGATAAACATGGAGAAATATTGAAATTTCCCCATGTTATTTATTATCTCTGATATATTTTATATATTTGAGGTTTTCTATTTTTTTTAACATAACACTTTATTATTTTTATATCTTTATTAGTTATTTTTATAAATAGCCATAATAACATATTACCTATTATTTCTCTCATTTTTATTCTCCTATCTATATTTTTGTTCCACTATATTTTTTTCCATTGATTGATACAATATATAATCAATTTTATTATTGTAATCAGTTAATAAGGATACTACATTATTCAAGAAATCTAAATGTTTTAATGTCATTCTATTACCTATTAATGTTTCTAGAGTCATATGATAATTTAATATATTAAATATAATTTTCATATCAGTATTTAAAGTAACTGAGAAATTACTTCGTTCAATAGTAAATAATTTTTCAAAATAATTAAATCTAATAGTTTGTGGAATAATTATTGATATCGAATCTAGAGTTGTCATTATTAGATTCGATATATCTTCATTATCTATTCTTATATTTTTTTGATTATTTATCTTGTTAATATATTTTGTTTTCATTCTATCAATATAACTATCTATTAATTTATTTTTGTTTCTTTCTATCCACTTAAAAGTAAATATATTATTTTTTTCTTTCATCAACTCAATAAGTTTAAAAAGATTATTAAAAATATGCTTATTTATATTTTCGGATTTATTAACATTATTTAATATATCAATAACTGGTTTACTATCACATAAAAATATTAAATTTAAAGATTCTTTCATTTTTTCGCTTTCTTGATTACTCTTTATAAACTGAATCGCCCACAAAATAGCGAATGCTTCCATATCAGCTGTTTCGAGGGTTCTTGTTATATTGTGAGATATATATAATACATTACTAGATTCACAATCATTTCTAAAACACATTCCAATAATTGATTTTAAATACTCAGGCATAGTTGTAATATCTGTATTTATATAAATTCTTGATGGTATCTTTAATAAGTTCATTTTTTTTATTCCTCCATACAATCATTGCATATTTTATCCCCATTATCATCAAAACTACAATCCTCACAAATTGAATTTCCACATATTTTACATGCCCATATATGCTCGAAGCAAGTATCATTACCACAGATAAAACACATTTGAATAACTTTAAAAATTTTCTCACAATCTAAGCAAAAAACCCTATCATCACATAAATGACAATAAGAAACTTCCCCATTATTTACTATTTCCTCAGTTATTTCAGCTTTACAAAAATTACAAATTTCAATTTCTTTTCCATCTTTTATTATTTTCATAGAAAATTTTCTCCTTTATATTTTTTTATTATAATTTGTTCATCTTTCTCATAAATGATAACAACATCATTATCTTTTATGTTTAATTTCTCTAGTATCTTCTTAGGAAGAACCAGTCCAAAACTGGTCTTCCCTATTTTTGTTAAACCTTTTAATGATGGTTTTATCATTCTTTTTTGTCCTCCTTCTTTTTGTCTGCTTTTTTCTTATCATTATTCACAGGTTTTGCGATTTTAGTATCTTCAACAGGTAATTCATTTCCCAATCCATCTGGTGGTGTTTCTAAAGTTACTTTCGCATTTTTCTTTTTTAATTCTTCAAATTTTTTCTCTTTTAATTCAACAGATTTTTTTATCCATTCTAATACTAGATTTATTTTAGATACTGGCAGACTTGTTAAAATAATTGATGGTTCTAACTTCTTTTGACGAATTAATTCATCAATAACATATTTACATAATTTCTCACTATCAATTTTTATTTCTTTATTTGTACTTTTAGCTGTTTCATATAGAGTTTTTAATTGTTCATTATTTATAATCTCTTCATATTCAGTATCGACGAAATTATCATTTGAAGTTTTTGTATTATCACTACTTTCTCCAAATTCTTCTGACGAATACAAGCCTGTAAAGCTTTTTGGAAATACTTTTCTACAACTAGCAGCAATAACACATTTTACAATCATTGTCGCAGTCATTGTTCCCCACTGACCCATCGGTTTATGAGTTTTTGAATCTTTATCATAGTATTCTCTGTAATATTCATGTAATGGAATAGACCAGTAAAAATCATCTTTCCATCCCTGTCTTTTTAATGAGAAATAAGCTCCAACAATCTTTTGAGTTTTAAGATAAAATGTTCCTTTTTGTTCTATTATCTTTCCATCCTGCTCCAAGAGTAAACCAGCTTGCCATCCTTCACATAGTGGATGCTCATTTAATCTGTTTGTAAATGTATCAATTCCAACAACTTTTTGAACTTTTCCTTTTACATAAATAAAATGTATTTCTCCCAAGAATGGGTCAAGTTTTTGATGTTCACACATTTTCAAAAATGTATAAATATCAACATCTGATACTTTTTCATCAATATTTAATGCTTTTCTTGCCAAACCTAATGTTAATTCTATTTTATTTCCAGCTCCTGATACATATGATACATTACAATTTGTTATTTCATTCATTTGATAACCTCTTTCTAATTTTATTTTGTTCTAAAGTAATACAACCTACTTTGTATTTAATAACATTTTCATAATTAAAAAAATTTTTCAACTTATCTAAACTTTCTTTGTCCTCAAGTTCTTCATATATTCTATTTTCTTCAATTTCCCATAAGACATCATTTAAAATTTCAATATCTTTTTCACTTAATATTAATTTTTTTGTTGTCTTCATAAATTACTCCTTTCTTTTTTTTATTACTATAAATATGTTATCATTCTAAATATATAATGTAAATACTTTCATTTAAATATTTTATTGTTTTATATTATGGTTGATTTATTATAATAAATGATATATGATAAAATTATATTTAGAGAAAGGAGTGATATTATGAGGGGCAAAGATGAAACTGGTATCAACATTAGACTTCCAGACGATATGTATTTTCAGTTAAAATTTTATGCAAAGAAACATCGATTAAAAATAAAAGATATAATACTTGAGGCAATAGATACTTCAATTAAAAATTTAGCTAATAAATCCGATACACTTATTCAGATTGAAAAAAAATGATGATTTTCTTTAATTGATAATTTATAATGAGGTGTTATTATGAAAATAAAAAGGATATTTGCTGAATTAAATGGACAGTTAAAAACATTTAAAAATAGGGATGAACTAGTTTCAGAAATAAAGAAATTAAATAGTTTGAATTTAATTTTAAAAATTGAATTTGAAGAAAAAACAATTGAATTATCCATACTTTCATCAATGAATTTTATCGTAACTGGAGAAATACAAGACAATATATAAAAATATAAAATATTTGGAGGAATAATATAATGAATAGAAGTGAATTTTTGAGTTTTTGTGGAGTAAATGCAATAGGAATAATATTTTTTTATACAATTTTTTTAATCTTATTCATAAATTATGTAATAAAGAAAGTAAATAAAATGCGGAAAATTTTCAATGAAACAATTAATTTCGCTCAAAGTAGTCATAATGAATTTGCAAAAGATGTTGGGGCTATAGATTCTCAATCAAGAATAATAAAAAAAACACAAGAAAAAATTATATTTGATGTTAACTATATTTTGAAATTGCTTGATAAATATAAAGGAGTAACTTTTGACACGAAGATAAATAATCAAATTTCATCTGAAATTGCCGATATAATCAATTCAAATGTTTCTGATACTAATAATGGATGTACTGAAACAAAATCAATCATAGAGGAATCTAATAATGATAAAATTGATATTAGTGATTGCGTAAGATTGTCTGATATCTGTTATGAAGATTCTATTTTATCTGAAGGAGATATAAATCAATATACAAATCAAAAAAAATCAATTAAAAATGATTCTTATAGCTCTAATATTAAGATAGGTCAGGAAGTTAGATTTTCATCTATTGTTGAAAAAACTATTGATTTTTCCGAAAAAGTTAAAACTAAATTTAAAAAGCAAAGAAGTAAAGATAAATCAAATAGTTCTAATGATTTTATGAAAGAATTAGAACCAGAATCGGAATCAAAAAAATATATAGAAAAGGAGTTTATTTATGTCTGATTTTTTTTATTTTGGAAGTTACTATTCACCATACATCGTTGTTGCTTCATCTGGACATGGCCCAAACACAGCAGGAAAAAGAACTCCATTAATTAATGGTAGAAGTATAAAAGAGTTTGAATTTAATCAGCCTACAAAATTAAAGTTTTTAGCAGCTTTAAAAAGATGTGGAATAGCTTGTTGTGATGCTAATTATGAAGCAGAAACAAAAGCAATTGATGTTTCCAGAGATACGCGAATTAAAAGAGCTAATTCTTTAATTAAGTGCGATAAAGATAAAATACGTATAATTTATGTTGAAATTCATTTCAATGCATATGACGGTAAATTTGATACAAATAAAGGAGGTTTGGAAGTATTTTATTATACAGGAAGTACAAAAGGGAAATTACTTGCTTCATCTATATTGCACTATTTAAAAAATGGAACAAAACAAATAAATAGGGGTGTCAATTCAGCGAATTTTGATGTATTAAAATATACTTTAATGAAAGCGGTTCTATCTGAAAATGGTTTTATGGATGATAGATTTGAAGCTTCTATTATGTTAAATGAAAATTTTCAAACTGAGGTAGCCGAAGAACATTGTCAAGGAGTATGTGACTATCTTGGATTAATATATGTTCCCCCCAAACAAGTAAATCCAAAAGGACTTTATAAAGTTCAAGTTGGAGCATTTTCAAATTATGATAATGCAAAAAATCTAAGTAATAAACTTAAAAAAGATGGATATCCTACATATATTGTTGGGGATGATGTGTAAAATATCACATATATCATAGAAGTTTATGTATAAAAAAAGCAGTATAATCTATACTGCTTTTTTATCTTGTAAATATTCATAAACTTTATTTTGACTTATTTTCATTTCTGCTATTTCTTTTATTAATTGATTTTGAATAACTATTAAGGCACTTACTTCTTTTATTAATCCAATCATTGATTTATTATTATTTTTTAAGAAATAAATCATTAATACTACTGCGATTCCATTATTTATTACAAATCTTAAAATTTCTTCTATTTCCATGATAACACCTCTTTCTTTATTGAAATACTTCTGTTACTACAACACAACTTGAGGTAGTTAAATCAGTTGGATTTCCTGCATCTGTGTTATATTGTGCTCCTCTACATTGTAGATATCCCCCATCATTTCCAGTTTCTACAATGAAATTTTCTGTGGCAGCACTTGAAGTCGAAATTGCGGAAAGTGCATATCGAATATCAGTAGTTAGTCCATGGACAGATGTTCTCACATTATTAGTTGACGAAGGTTCAGTCGCTGCACTAACAGCAACACCACCGACTGAAACTCTATTTGATAAAGCAGTAACACCACTACTTTCCCAATCTACTCTAAAATCAGGAGTAGCACTTCCAGTATTTTGTATACTAAAAAAAGCTTCGATTCTAAAAGTTCTATTTGCTGGTAATTTAATAAAAAAATCATCTATATTTGTTAATACATTACTTGTATATGACTGAGTAGTAAATAATTTATATAATTTTGGTCCTTTACTCCATTCATTATATAAATTTAAATCCCCATAATTAGATGATATCGCAAAATCAGTTACTAAAGACCATGCGTTTGCTGACGATGATTGTATATAAACGCATCCAACAGAATCAGCTGCGATTGATGTTTCATATTCTAAAACATGCATCATTTCACCATCTTTGTATAAAATAGCTCTGCATGTATCATTATCTTTTTCAAGTTTTATAATTATTCTTTCATCTTTTAATAAAGTATTAGATAATACAACAGTAACATTAGTGGTAACACCTGCTTCGGTTACACTTAGATAAAAAGTACCATTATTAACATATGTTTCGATTAAATTATCAGAATCAACTTCCCAAGACAATCCTAATGAATAATCTTCATATTTACAATACATTTCTATATAAGCTATAAAAGATAAAACACTACAATAAATATGTAATACTGAGCCTGTTGGTTCAGGTGGCATTAACATTATTCCATGTCTATTCAGTTTTTCATCATATACAACACTTAGAATATCAAGAATAATATCAAATTTATTTTCCCATCCAGTAGCTAAACCCATATATTCTTGAAATGAATTAGGCCATCCACCAAATAAGCTATCTTCCTTTACCATTTGTAAATAATCGCATGTAATATATTCGTCTTGAGCATTAGCAAGTGATGTCGCTTCAATTCTTATATGGGTAATATCATCCCATCCAGCAGGTGCCCCAGTTATAGCGAATGCAGATTTAGCAGCTGCTAAATAATTATATCCATTTGAAAATCCTGCGGCTGCTACTGCATAATTATAATTATTCGCATTATCATCACCAAATTTAAATTGAAATACATTAAATTTAGTTGTGTCAGTAATATAAAATATCAAATAAATAAAATCTGATACACTAGATGCTTGGCCATCATTGAAAACACTTAAATCAATAGAAGGTATATCTTTATAGATACCGAGCCATCCAGCATTGTCGTCATGCTCAGTAAATCTAACAGAATTTGAACCAATCATATTATTTGTAGTATCATCTGATATATCCGTTGAAGCTGTGCTTGCTGTCCATTCATCGCCACTTGTGAAATTGCAAATTTCTTTAGTACATCTTTGCCAGAAATATTCTTTTAATTTACTTTTTTCAAAATTTAAACATTGACTCCTTCTTAATTCTTCATCGGTTAATGATAATACATCTTCATGACTTAATAAATTATCCGCATCTATACATGGAGGCCCCCCATTAATCCAAGCTATAGGAGTATATTTGCCGAAATCACCCATATTTACGCCTCCTCAATTTTGAAAGTTGTCATATCAATTCTTTTAGGTTTCTTTAATAATTGTCTTGTAGCATGTACATTTTTTATTTTTTTTCTAAGTGCTGGTATTGTAACTTTATATCGAATAGCTTTTTTTTCATCTTTGATACTAATTAAATCTATTTGTAAATCAAATTTATCTTTTATTTGATTTACAAGATTTACACAAAATGTTGAATACATATTTTTTAATATTTTGTCATCAACTTCCTCAATTTTTTTTATATCAGCTGTTTCGATATCAACTGATATATTTTTATCATTTTCTAATTTAAATATATTTGTAAAGTCCATTATATCAACTCCTATCTATTTGATATTCCCATGTAACCTGTATTTCTTCACTTCCTATTTTATTTTCTACAGGATTTAAGACTATTCTCGATATCAATAATCCGTAATCTTTTCCAGCACCTTCTAACCAATCATATGATGTCGAGCCAGCGAACAGTCCTATTTCTTTAATAGTAACAATTCCAGAATAATCTTCTGGTTGAGTATCTTTTAAAATTGCTCTAGCTTGTAAAGTTCCAACGCCTGTTCTAGTTCTTACAATAATAGGAACACGATAAATTTCATTTACTAAATGTTGCATATTATTAGTATTTACACTATTATCATCGCCAAACGCAATATGCTTAAAAAACATATTTGAATTTGGGGGATAATAAAATGATTTAATTAATTCATCTAAAGCATCATCCATTATTCTATTTTTTATTATTCTTATCTCAGTTTTATTATTATTACTTTTATCTCTTTTTACTATAGTAACTTTACCTTCAATTGAAAAGGCTGTTTTTATTCTCATTATTAATCACTATCGCTTTCGTAATAGATTTCAGTATTATTTATAGTACCTGGAACTGGCCCACCTGGAGCGACATTTGGGTGAAGGCCTCCCGGGTCAGTTTCAGGATATAAGCAATCTATACTATCAATTGTTACAACTCCGGCAATGTTAAATTCTTCTGATTCTATAAAAGGAATACTTACGATAGCATCTTCTCTAATTGTAAAATAATCATTTGCTGTTAACCATTTTTTAAAGAATCTAATCCATCCACCGATTGGTAGTCCATCAATTAGAGTTACTGTTCTTTTCAATCTATTTCCTCTATCTTTAATTGATAATTCCATCACTAAATAATCAGAATCTATTTGAAAAGTTGGTAACACTAATCTACATAATTGTCCTATTTCCCATCTATGATTATATGATGATATTTTAAATTTCTGAGCAATTCTACAATATTTATTTAAAAGTGCTTGGGCTTTTTCATTTCCAAGAACTATTCCAACTACATTCGAATTTTCAGTTATATCATAATAGATACCACTTCCATTTTCCGCAGCTGCTCTTGCTGCTATTGCTGTATCATTTGATTTAATAATATCTATTTCATAGCTTCCTCTATATTTTAGAACAATGTAATAACCTGCTTCAATTGCTGGATAATCACTATTTTGATAAATCTGATTATTTCCATCGGTATAAAACCATTGAGGTGTAGTTTCAAGTCCACTTATACCAATCGTTTGTCTTGTATCACTTGGTGGATCATTTCTTTGAATCCAAGTACATACATACACTTGGGGTTCCCCTAAATCATCACAAATAGGATAATTAAGAAAAAAATTTCTAGTTTCCCCATTTGGAAAGGGGTTAGATGTTTCTATTAATTCATCGGTAACATCTTTTACATTTCTTAATACTTCAATATTTCTATATTCTGACCTATCGTTTATTCTTGCTAAATCTTCACTTAATGTTCCAATATATTCATGAGTATATGGCCCTTTTTCAAAAGTATACTCATGAAAATGAAATTTCTTATTAGGTTCTATATACCACTGCCAGCCTAAAAAATCCGATAATTCAGTAAATACTTTACTAGCATATATATATGGACAATTTACCGATACTTCTTTTGTTGTTGATTGAATAGAAGTTGAATCATACCAAATACCATCAGCTTTTAAATATTTATCAATTATTTCTTTTACTAAAACATTTATTTTAGTTTTAGCATATCCTTGATTTATAGCTATTCTATCGCATATACTATGATGATCTATACCAACAATACCGATTCCCATTAATAATTTCTCATTTATTTTTCTAGTATTCGGTTCGTCTAGCTGACCACCCCATATTAACTTCCATGAATTAATATCATTTCCCGTACCAGTATATTCCCATACATTTATTAATCGTCCTACTAAAGATTCTAAATAAAAATTATTACTTTCATCTTTTAAAGTAAAATTCAAAACTGCTCTCGTACCTGATTCACCTTGATTTATACTTAAACTCTTTGATAATACATATACATTTTCAGGCCATCCCCAATTAGGAAGATTTTCACTTCGTTCTATAGGAGATAGCCCATCAAGTGTTATTCTAAATGCTACTGACATTATTCGAAAATCCTCCCCCCATATCTTTTTACTGTATTATTCATTTCACTCATAAAGTTTTCAATATTCTGAACTCCATTAAATATAAATGTTCCACTTATATTTGTTCCACTTGAAATAGAAGCTGTTTCAAGTTTTGAATTTTCTGGCCCATTTATAACTATTTTTCCTAACCAATCATTCATTATTGCATCTTTTGCATTATTCAATGATTTTAATATAGGGTCTTTAAAATTCAATTTATCTAAATTTTTCAATGCTCCCATTTTAGCAGGTGAGTGCGGTAGATAAGAACTAATTATTGACCCAATTCCAGCAGCTGTATTTCCTAAACTTCTAAACATTGAAGTAATTCCATCTATTACAGATTGGACAACATTCTTGCCAGCTTCTTTAAAATCAATTTTTGTAATTCCTTTTAACAATTTTCCCGCAGCTTCTTTTCCAGCAGTATATAATTTGGCAGCTTCTATAATTACTTTCGATATAAATCCTCCAAAAGCTATTACACCATTTTTAACAGCTGATTTAATCCATTTAACAAAATCATCTTTAAAATTTCTTATTTTCTTAATAACACTTATAACCATATTTATAATTGCGAGAGTTACTTTAGTATTTAAATCTTTGAAAAAGTTTATAACTTTGCTGATTAATTCAGGAACAATTCCATTTCCTATTTTTTTATATAAATTTTTAAAGTAAGTAACTGCAATTTTAAAGAAATTTCCTATAAAATTCTTTATTAAACTAAATGCATTTTTCCACACATTTATAACAGCTGCCCACATTTCCTCAAAACCTTTTTGAATTAAGTCACCATTTAAAGTTAATATTCCCATAATTATCTTGAATACACTTCTTACTATTGTTCCTAAACTTACTATAATTCCAATTACATTTGGAATTATACTCAATAAAGCTCCAAATAATGAAATCATTATGCCTAATGAATTAACAAATACAAAACCAATAATTTTTCCTAGATTTTGCAATACAGGAATTAATGGTTCGAGTGATTGTTTCGCTAAATCTAATGATTCTTTAAATGATGCCCAATCAATGTTTGACAGAGCTTCTTTTAATGCATTTATTGTTGGCTCTGCTACATCTTTTACAGTTGAGGCAAAATCAAAAATCTTATCTCTTATTTCAAGAACTTTTTCCCTAAATAATATTAATTTAGTAACTGCATTTATTAAATTATCTCTAAACTTATCAGGAATCATTTCTATCATTGCAGCTGTAAAATTAGCAAAGTTACCAGTATCAAGTCCTTCAGCAAATCCCTTTATTGCTTTTTTTATATCATCGATATGTTCAATTATAAATTCAACAGTTTTTTTGATTTTATCTCCAATTTCTTTAAATTTATTAATTATTGAGCTTCTTACAGTTTCGGATGATAACACTAAAGTTCCTAATATACCGATTAATGAAGCAATTGCTCCTATTACAATTAAAGTCGGTGCGCCTATTGTACTAATAATACTTGCAATAGTTGAGATTGCACTTGCTACACCAGCAGCAACACCAATTAAATTTCCAAATGCTAGAATAATTAAAGGCATTATTGCTGATAACGCAGTAAATGCTAATATTCCAGTTTGCATCGGTTTTGATAGATTTTTAAATTTATCCCCAATAAAACTTACAACTTTATTAAATGTATTCAGTATTGGAAGTAAAGCTCCTTTCAATACATCAAAGAACTCAATAGCAGTTGACTTTATTTGACTTAATGATTGGTCGAATTTGAAATCTAAAGTTTCCGATGCTGCTTTAAAAGCTTCATCCAACATACCTGTTGAATTAGCAACATTTTCAAATACTTTTTTATTATCTTCTAAATTAGCCCCCATCAAATCAAGAATTCCCATCAAAGCTCTTATATTCGGAAATACTTTTGCCACTGTTTCTTCTCCATATTTTTTTGTTGATTCTCTTAACTCAATTAATGTATTTAAAAGGCCATCTTCTTTTATCTTTTTTCTCATTTCGGAAGCAGATGTTCCCATTTTTTTCAATGTATCATTAGCTTCCTTAGTTGGTTTAAGCAAGCTAGCCATTATACCTTTTAGTTGGGTAGCTGCTTCACTTGCATCCGTTCCAGTTCTTGTCATAGCTGCCTGCGTAGCAGCTACTTCCTCAAATTCGACTCCTAATTCAGATGCTAAAGGCAAGACTGCTCCCATTGAGCCAGCTAAATCAGCCGCGGCAGCTTTTCCTTCTCTAACCGCTGCAACCAAGATATCGGTTGCTTTTGCAGCTGATAAATTTTTAGGTCCATATGCATTCATTGCACTTGTTACTAAATCAGCAACAACCGCAGTTTCGCCCAATCCAGCTGAGGCAGCTTTACCAGATAGAGTCAATACGTCCATCGCTTCGGCTCCTCGTAATCCTGCACTTGTAACATAAAAAAGTGCCTCTGCTAAAGCTTTTGGAGCTTGACCAATTTGTGGGCCTAATTTGAGTATTTGATTGCCCCATTGACTTACTTGTTTTTCAGAGATACCAACAAGACCAGTAACTTTCGAAAGTTCTCTTTCGAAGTCTCCTCCTAGCTTTACAACTGCAATTCCAGCAGCTAATAAAGGCAATGTTACTGACTTTGTAAGTTTTCCCCCTAAATCTTGCATATCAGAACCAATTGACTTTAAACTTTTCGAAAAATTCGAGCCAAATGTATTTCCATCTCTATTTAATTGATTTAATCTTTGATTAAAAGGTGAAGTATTTGCGTCAACTCTTGCAGTTAATTCACCGATAACAAAACTCATAAATACACCTAGATTCTATCAATATTATTTTCGATATCTTCATTATTGAATTCTACGAAATTTCTTTTACTTTTATCTTTGTACCATCTTCTATAAGCAGCATCATTTGGTAACTCTTGTGTTAAAACAATAAATTTTCTCCAAGAAATTTCATTGTTAAAACAGCAATTATTTAAATCTAAATTATAATAACGTAAAAAGTCAGCTTCTAAAGCTGACCATCCCCATATTAAAATCCTCGGGTCATCACTTTTTTTTCCAATTCTGCTTTATTTTTTGAATTAGTTTCATATCCCCATGAATTCAATATATTTGGAATGATGTTATTAGTTACAAAGTCCAATGATACATTAACATTATTTGACCTTTCTAGTGCAGTTAAAAATTCTCTTCCAAACATTAACTCTATAAATCTTAAAACTTTATCTTCTGGTAAAATAACTACCATTTTCCCATCTATTTTTTTATAACAATATCGAAGAAAAAATGTTGAAAAATTAAAAGGCATTCTCGATGATAATTCATATATTTTGCCTAGAAACCTTATTGTTAATTTATTTTTACTTGCTGCATATTCTTTTAAGGCTTCATCAAAATCATATGTTAATTCGCTTTCTTGCCTTTCTTTTATTTCTTCAACTTTTTCATTCAATTGATTTATTCTTTCTTGATTAATTCTTTGTATTTCTTCATCAGTCATTGTTTTCTTTTTTTCATCTTTTATATTGTCCATAAAAATACCTTTCTTTCTTTTATTTGTTGATTAGCTTCCTGGAACTATATCAACTTTTGAATTAACCCTAAATGTTGTTTTATATTTATAAACACCGCTGACATCGCCAGTTTCATTATATCCTGTAAAGAATCCTGTCAATAGATATCCATATCCAGTATTTCTAACATGTCTTATTGTTACTGTTTTTCCTTTTTCAGCAGCATTTCTTAATTCACTTTGACCAGCATTTAAACCACCAGCAGCTGTTTCTATTGTTATTCCTTCAACAGATGCAGTTTCCGAAACCGCAATACTTGCAAATTCAGTATGTAATACATCGGTTCCAGCAATAACATTCTCCGCAGCAGTAACATCCTCTTCCGAAACCGATAAATCTTTATTAAATGCAGTTACCTTCGCAACAACTAGGGCATCAACTTCAACAACTGTTCCAGCGAATTTTACTTCATACATAATAATTTCCCCCTTTCACTATTAAAGTCTATACTTATTATCTTTTGTCTGTACTCTTAATCTATAACTAGCAGTATATTCATGTCGTCCTTTGTCATCTTTTCCTATTCCAAATGGAATGATATCAACAAATGAAGCAGTTACAACATTTTCACTTTCATCAATTAATGAACAACCCCCAAAACCTATAAATGATTTATGAATATTCATTAAAATTGTCTTTGCTTCATTCTTTTGAGTGTTTCGTACTAATACTCTTATTCCTAGCTGGTCAACTGATAAAGAAGATGATTCATCTATTGAGGGAGCTTGATAGTCAAAGACTGTTATTTGATTACTGGGTGATTCTGGTTGAAAATTATCATAGATATTTCCTCCATCAGAAAATGTTCCAAAATCATTATTTTCTAGCCATTGACAAAATTCGTCTGCTATCATTACATAAACCTCCTCATTTCTTCTTTCATAAATGATTCCAAACTTGATTTTGCTAATCGATTGAATGGGTCACGTAAATAAAAAGCTTTTCTTCCATGTTGAAAATTAGCTGTATGCTCATGCCATTTTATAGCGTATGGTATCACTGGATATCCAGTTCCCGGCCCACCACCAAAAGTTATACAGCACGCTGGAACATTTGCTTTGGCCATAATAACTATTCCACTATGTAAAAGTGGGCCTTCATCTAAGGGAACCTCATTTCTAGCAGCTCCAAGAACGACTTCTCCTGTTTTATTAACAGCTGAAACACTTGCATTATTAACTAATTCCTTCAAAACATCACCAAGCCAGCTTGTCCAGTAGTTCATAGTATCACCTAACTATTAATTCATAATGATGTGTTAATCCATCTATTGGATTATCAATTGGGTCAATCTGCAAAACTTCCATATCATTTCTTATTTGTGGTAATAATTGATTAATCATCCAGTATTCATGATTAATATCTATGTTACTATCATTTTTAAGAAATATAATCGCAGTTGATGTAACTTTTTCGCCTGTTTTAAGAGTTACTAATTTATTTCCATATTCACAAAAACCATTTTCCTGTGGATAAGTTGTTTCATTTACAAAATCACCAGAGTTATTTCTTTTTCTTTTTATTAAAACTAATGTGTGGGTCATTAATGAATTAAATACTGCTAAACTCATAATATTTCGACTTCTCTATTTATTGATAATGACGATTTTATTTCTCTATTTATTATTCCTGAAGAAATTAAAATACTATCAACAAAACCCATCGAATCCGGAAGTATAGAATTTCCAGCATTATTTCCCTTTTGAGTTGAGAATCTTCCAAGTTTAACAGACTTTGAATTATTTGGAGTTGTTCCACTTGTTACCATTTCTTGAATCATAGAAGCTACCCACATTTTTATAGCCTCTTTTTGTCCTTCAGTTACAACAACAGTATTATTTACATACCAGTTAGACAATTCTTTGATTTTATATCCGTTACTATAGATTTTATAATTGCCTATTCTAGAATCTAATAATTTACATGCTAATTTAATTAATAAATTAGTAGCCTCAGAGGCAGGTCGTTCTGTATATGTATTATATTCTGTTGGAGTTAAATACATACTTTTCACCTTCCCCATTTATTCTTTTTATAATATATCAGTTAATGAAACAATTAATGATTCTCTAGTTCCAACAGCTGGTATATTATGTTGTTTGCATAATTTTTGTAAATATTTATAAGATTGTATAGTTAAATCAATTCTTGTTTTTCTTTGCGATTTAGGAGTATGAAATGTTGCAACGTTCATATCTGTAAATGCTTGCGCCGAAAGAACTTCTAATTCAACTATATCCCCTATCTTATAATTATTTATATTTTTAGTAAATTTTATTGTTGATTTCATCATTTTACCTCAATCTTAGGAACCTTCTCTTTTAAAAACAGCAAATGGATATCTAGTTGTTTCATCTTCATTCAATGTATTGATAGGATTAGGTACTTGCCATGCTAAACGCATACATGCTCTTAATGCTACCATATTTTGTTGTGGCAGATTTACAACTATTTCCTTAGTAACTGGGTCTTGCAATACTGCTTGGTCAAGTAATTTCCAACTTATGTCCTGTCTAACTGCATACATCAACTGTTTCCAGTCACCTGTTATTTGCAATGACATTGAAGGAATTACACTTCCGTTTCTTGGGAAAATACAGTTGTCACCATCAAGCATATAGTTAGTTTGACCTTGGACACCTTCTTTATTAAGTGATTTAAAGATAGGCTCGCCAGTTCCATTTACTCCCCCAACTCTTAATCCTCTATATTCTGAACGCATAGTCATTGCACAAACATGTCCATCAACAAAATAACCGTCCTCTTCAACTTTTGAAATCAATCCACCAACACCCAAAACATCATTATAAATATCGCCTAAAGACCCTTTTACAATTGCATTTCCAGCAGCAATCGAAGATTGATATATTGGAGTAGGCCAAATTCTTGGAGCATTAATTCCGTAAAAAACTGCTTGGTCAAAAGCTTTACCAAATGCAGATAATAATTTAGGTTTTGCTTCTGCCCATATATTATATGCAGAATCGGCCAAAACTGCTTCTGGGATACTTATAATGACGTTCAATTCCTCAGCGTCAAGATATTTATTCTCCCATGCCATTGTTGTTAATTTCTTCCATTGTTTTCCTTCTTCAACACTGCCAGGTCCTGGATTGGAAAAGTAAGCCACTGGTAAAACTGCTAAACAAGGCATCCTTCTTTGTCTTCTACTCATGTTTGGAGCTTTATAGCCCAATGTCATTACTGTTGATGATTCGGAAACACTTTCGATTATTTCTCTTGAATATTCTTCAGGCATTAACGCGTCAACATCACTTCTAGGTATATATGAACCCATGTGTACATCACTCCTTTAATTTCTAAAATCGTCCAGCTGCCCTTCTAATTATTGAATTGAAATCATTGCCAGTAGTTTTTTTTGATTTTACAGAACTTTCATCATTGGTATCGTCCCCAGTTTTTGAAGGTCGATTATTTGCATTTAATAAATATGCTTTTTCAGCAACTAATATTTTTAATGCTTTTTCAACTCCATGAACTGTTCCATCATCATCAACTTCGATATCATCCATTTCCATCAATTTATAAGCAGCTGAATAATCAATTATTCCTAAATCTTTACTTTTCATCATTACTTCTGATTTTATCAATTTTTTATTAGCTTCTTCTACTTTTAAATTGGCACTTTTTTCAGCATCTTCCTTTTCTTGCTGTAATCGTTGTGTTTCTGTCATTTCACTTTTTTTCTTTTCATTTTCCTCCGCTGCTCTTGCTGCTTTTATTGCTTTTGAGACTTTTCTATTTACTATTGCATCAAATTGCTTTTGATTATCAAATATAACTCTTTCATCCTTAGTTTTTGAATCATCATTAGTTTTTGAATCATCATCATTTTTTGAATCATCTTCATTTGTTGAATCATCATTTTTTGAATCATCATCATTTGTTGAATCATCTTCATTTGTTGAATCGCCGCCACCGACAACTCCAAAAATTGGAAATAACATTGCTGTAAAAAGAAGAAAAAACATTTTTTTAAAATTTTTCATAAAATCCTCCCATATTTACGCTTGGTAAGCTCTATATCATATTTACGCCTGATATTAAACTGGCTCATGTCATATTTACGCTTGACAAGCTCTTTTTTAATAACTTTCTTTTATTATACAGGTAGTTTAAAAAAAAATAAAGCTTTTATTCTATTCTATGTAGAACAAAAACTTTATTTTTATATTATTGATTGTAAAATTATTTACTTATTAAATTAACACTCCTTTTCATAGTTAGAACTATCTGGTGGGCGACAATATATACTAATAAGTCCTACATGATTAAAAGCCCATTTATATGTTTTGAAATCATCTAATGGTATCCATCTAACCTCTTCAACTTCGCCATAATTTGCATTTTCAATAGTTAATGTTAAGTCTTTTATATTTTCTGATAATGAACAAATAAATCTTATTGTTACATTTTGTCGTCCAAATGGAACGCTATCGATGCCAATTAAAGAAAATTCTTCCTCATTAATTCTAAGGCCTGTCTCTTCAAAAGTTTCTCTGCATATAGCCTTTTCACATGTTTCGTTAAAATCTAAATATCCACAAGGGAGACACCAATATCCCTGAAAATCTGGAGTATTAACCCCCCTTTTATTTGCTAATATATACCAATGCCAATTATCATCATGGGCCATAATTAACCCAACAACGGCGACCGACCTGGAATACCAATATTTTTTACCCTTGTAATCAAATTCAAAATTATTCATTTGTGATTCCTTTCTATTGCTTTATTTTTATATTATTGATTGTAAAATTATTTACTTGTTAAAATTCTTTACATTGTTAACTATCTTTCTTATTTCATGGGAAAAAAAATCTTTTTCACATTTTAAATAAAATTCATTTGCATCTTTATAGCCTTTTAATCTCATAATAAAGCACATTATCCCCATTTTTCTAATGTTAGTATCAAGTGTTTGAATTGCATCTTCCCCAGCTGAATCATTATCACAACAAATTATAAATTTAATTTTTCTTTGAACTAATAAAACATTATAACTTTTAATATATGTTATAAATGTATTGACCATTGATGTTGAATTAAGTACGATACATTTATATTTCATTTGTTCAAATGTTAAACCATCAAATATTCCTTCAGTTATAAATATAATATCATTATCTTTTGCATATTTAATATAATCTAAATTACATATTTTTAATGGCAAATTTTTCAAATTTAAAACTTTTGCATTATTTTGCGAATATTTATCGTCTCTTCTTAAAATACAATTTACAACTTTTCCATCTTCCCATACAGGAATAATATTTCTGTATGCATATAAATTATAAAATTGAGGCAATAGTTGTAAAGGAAATACATTTTTAGGATTACTAATAATTATTTTATATTTACTAAATATATTTAAAGATGTTATTCCCCTACTATAAAAATACTTATATTGCCATGTCTTTGTTTTTTTATAATTTTCTGTTATTATATTAGTTAAATTAAAATTTTGTATATCTTTATATTGTTTTTTAATTGAGTTCTCAGCTTTTATTTGTTTATTATTATTTTTATTAATTGTGACTTCATTCGTGGGGTCACAATTAAGTATTTGAAGACCTCTTTCTACTAATTTACTAAAGTCTTTATAAACATCATATCCTTCAATTTCAGCAATAACATTAAATGAATCTCCCTTTAGTCCACAATGACAACAACATACATTTTCTTTAACTGATAAATCATTTTTCGGTGTTTTGTGTCTACTTTTTAAACATGTCCAATTAGGGGATGATTCTTCTGCACCATAATAAGTTAATATAGCTCTTAAATTATTTTTTACTTTCTGTTTATCTTCATAAGTAAAAAATGGTTTTCCTTTTTTATTCATTTGAAAGTCATCTCCTATAATTCTTTTATAGTCAGTTCTAAATCAGTTAAATAAAAATATGCACTGACTATTTCCCCAGTTTTATTATATACAATATCTTTGTCTTTAATACTTAGCGAATCTATTAATTCTTTTTCTTTTAACTTTTCATCAACTATATATTCAGGACAATTCTTATTTATCCATGATACTAATTTATACATATCTTTTATCTTTATTTGCTGTTTTTTAATAATTATTTTAGACATAGGCAATCTATAATAAATATGAGTTGAATCCTGTTCTAATAAATTTACGGAAATTGTTTCTTCGTCTATTGCTTCTTTTAACCATGTCATTATATTCATTTTTACAGTATTATCGATAAATTCAAATCTCTCCTCAGCAACTTTTATTTTTTTATTATAGTTTGATATCATTCCATTACAAACTTTAATATATTTCTGAGCTTTATATTTTGATTCTTTTATTTTTTCAATTTCCTGTTCTAATAATATATCTAATGATATATTACTATCTAATTTTTTATTATTTTCAAATGAATTATTATTATTTTCATCTATAAAATTAATCATTTAATTATCCTCTCATTATTTATTTTCTTTCTTCCAAGTATTATTGCAGTTTCTACAGAAATAATTTGTATATTTACCGATAATATTACCGGTTTTATCTCTTTTTAATTCTGTGCCTGTTATAACTGTATTATTACTTTCACAACGTGGACATTTATTTTCCATTTTAATTCTCCAATTCTCTTATATATTTTAAATATTTTTCTCTTAATGATACATTATTTGTAAAAAATATAATATTCTTTTCTCTAAAAATATTATTAAATAACCTCTCCCCTAAAAATATTTCCATCTTTGCAGCTTGATTATTATTATCAAATATATAAATACAACAATACTCATCAAAATTTATATAATTTAAATCATTAATACTTTCATCATAGAATTCAATATTATTTTCTTTTAATGGCCCATCTATAAAAAGGATTTTATCTTTTTCTACCTTCAGCAATGATATATTTTTAGTTTTTAACAATGTTACTAATTCTTTCTTTTTATATGTTGATTCTTTAAATATATTACTAAGTGTAATTATAGTACTAATACATAGTAACGATAGTATAATTGATATAACACTTGATTTATTTAACTTATTCATTATTATCCTCACTCTTCTCAAATAACATTGATTTTGATACATCTAATACTTTCGCAATTTTCGATATTAAAGACTTTTCTATTGTTCTTTCATTCTTTTCAATTCTTCCAAGTAATTGATAATCGATATCTACTTTTTCTGCGAGTTCTCTAATAAGAAGTCCTCTCCAAATTCTTAGTTTTCTAATACAATTTACTTTCATTATTCCTTCAGAAACAATTAATGGCTTTATTTTTGGACAAAGTTTATCAACTATTTCTCTATATACTTCATTTAGAGAACCTCTGAAAATTAAATTATTTTTAATATGTGATTTTTTATAATGTTTTGATCTGTTATACTCAAAAACAAATTTATTATCATTCTCAAAATAATACAAAACAATAGATTTATTGAAATATTTAATTGTTATCATTTTTATTTTTTGATTCTGCATATTTCTTAATACATCATAAAGCTTTTTATTATTACTTTTTCTAAAATACATTTGAAACACTTCCTTTACTTTATTTTAATAAAATATCTATTTTCTCAGGAATATTTATAAGTTTTAGTCCCTCAACAACTCTTTTTTGGTCATCAACTAACTTATTATTTTTATCAATAGATAATTTAGTTTTATATTCATTCCATTTTATATTCCCATATTCATCAATATATTCTGGATTTATATCTTTGATAAATTGTGTCAATATAGAATAATCTTTCTCAATTTGTTTAGTAGCTTTTGAAATCATAAAATTACCTGATAATCCAATAAGTGTTTTATCTTTTTTTGTTTCATTTAAAATGTTAAGCTTTTCAGCTTCATTCATTAATGATTCAATGTCTTTATGTATTTCTAACATTGAATCATCAAATTTTAATGTTAAATTTTTCAATTTCTGTTCATAATAAGAAATACTGTCAATCGCAGCTAACCTCAATCTTAGATAAGTATTATTTTTATCCTTGTAACTATTAATAATTCTTTCCATTTCAAGTGTTATCTCTTTTGAATCATTTATTTTTTTACCATCTTCACTAATATTATTATTATTTTTCAT